AGGAGATAGAGAAATCTATCTCCTATCAGTCTTTCCCAGAAGAACTATATAATGAGGGCATATGGGGACACTTCGCATTTGTAGAAGATATAGAAATGAATATAAAGGTTATTTGTTCTGCATACAATACAGATAGGTATACTCCAGGAACAGTTGTAGTTTCTAATAAGATATTTAATGAGTTTCCAATTGCACAAAGTGCATGGAACATTAATAATAAAATTAGCAGAATGTACGTAGACCCATTTTACAGAAGTAAAAAAGTAGCAACTTACAGCGTTATAACAAATGATATGCTGGCTAGAAAAATGGGATATGAAATATGGTCTAATATATATGGAGAAAGAGGCGGAACAGTAGCTGGGGATCAGTTGTATAATAGAATTTACGACTTGGGGTTTGAAAATCAAAAAATAGAAATAGACTATAATGATATTTTTCAATATAGAAATTTTTCTCACCCAATACATTATATGGATAAAAGGCCAGTATATGATGAATCAACTTTACAGTAAAACAAAATTTATAAAAAAGAATATTGAGTTTAATTTCAACTTAAATAATATAAAAAATACTTCTTATAAAAAAGATGAATTGTTTTTTGTTCAAGATGGAGAACTCAATAAAGAAAATGAAATAGTATATAATTCAAAAAATATATTTACAACCTACTCTGATGATGCATATAATTTATACAAAGAAATATCTATTCTATTAGATGATGCTTGCTCTTTGTATCAAATTAATAAAACTGCTCAAAACTACATGCTGTATGCAAAGATATCAAAATATGGAAAGCATAACATTGGCGTGTGGTATGACTTTCCAGGTATTAATATTCCCTACCTCCACGGTTTCTTTTTCTTTGGCCCAAAATATGAGGTTAATTTTAAAAATCAAAACAACGTAGTTAAAGAAAAAATAGATAGTAGTACAATCATTATAAATAAGCCAACTGATTTAATAAACATTAAATCTTTTGAGGAATCAGAGGTTATCGAATTTTATATTGCTCCAAACAAAATGTTGAAGCATAATGAGCCAGGCGTATGGGTTCCAATTCTATAGTAGAAATGATATAATGTATAAAAGAAAAGAGGCAATATGTTAGAAAATGCAGAATTTTTGGCTATGGGCGTAGTCGTTTATAGAAATGCTTTTAAAGATAGCGCAGAGTATATCAAGAGAATTGAAGATGCTTTAGGTTCCGAAGAGAACACAAGGTACGGCTGGAAGCCAGGGTATACAGGATACGGAGCAAAAAATTTAGAATACAGAGACTGTGTAGATTTTAAGATTAAGTATAATGAGGACGGTTCTTTAAGCGCACATATGGATTGTGTTCAAAAAGATGATCTTACCGATATAGATAAAGAATTAATCAGAATATGGGAAGACGCTTACTATGCACAGATTGGCCCAGTAGATGATTATAGAAACATGTTTAATCTTGCACCTCTAAAGTATTGGGAGTCTTTTAACTTTATTAAGTATGGACCTGGACAGCATTTCCAAGTTCATTCAGATCATGGTTACTCTTATACATGCGTTCTTTCTTCAGTAGGATATCTTAATGATGACTACGAAGGTGGAGAATTGTATTTTGATAAATTAAATTTAAAGATTAAGCCAAAAGCTGGAGATCTTTATCTTTTCCCATCATCATACGTTTATTCACATGCAGCAATGCCAGTGACCTCTGGAACAAAGTATTCTATAGTAACAATGCTAGATTACTTACAAACAGCACATACTCCAGAGTACAGGGATCTGGAAGCAAGATATTCTAAAAGCTTATTGTAATGTATTCTATTACGGGTTATCAGATATCTAAATCTGCTGACATATATCCTTCGCCAGTTAAAAGAGATTGGATGGATAACACTTATGATAGACACGCATACAATTGTTTTCCAGTCACTATAACTAATTCTTTAGGATGGAGTATTTCATTTCCAGAAGAAATATCATTTATTTGGGATGGGATATCAGATAGCTCTTCGGATCATGTTAAAGTTTTATCAGGAGAAAAGTATGTTTCTACAAGACGTGCAAATGGAACAATAAGCTTTAATGCAGGTTTTGGCTTTAAGACTAATTCGAATTTAAGTCTTTTGTGTATCCCTACACCAAATTTATTTACAAGGGGTGCTCAATGCTTTACTACACTGATAAGTACTTCTTTTTTTAACGGAGATTTTCCAATTGTCTGGAAGATAACTGAGCCTATGTATAAAATTACAATTCCAGCAAATACTCCAGTAGCCAATATTATTCCAATTTCTTTAACCGAATTGCAGGGATCTGAAATTAATTTTAAAAGCTTAGAGGAAATGACTCCAAGTAAATGTGATGATGCAACTACAATGAAGATCATTAATGAGACGGTGTCCTCTGGAAGCTGGACAAATTTTTATAGAGACGCAGTAGATGCTTGTGGAAATTCCATTGGTGAGCACGAAGTAAAATCAATCAGATTAAAGGTTAATAATGCCTAAAATAACATTTCATTCTAATAAAGTATATAATCAAGCAGGTAATGACTTAAATCCACAGCCTGCTAAAAAAGCTGTACCTCAATGGTTTTCGGAATCAAGCAGATATTGGTTTCCAGAAAATAAAGACTCGCTTTCATTTAAAGCATGCCCAGCATTAGTAGATGCTTTTTTAAGTGGTTATGTTTTAAAAACACCATGCGATATATATTTTTATAAAGAATCATATTCAGACGTATTTAAACATACAGAAACTTTTAAAGTAGTAAAAGAGCCAGGGTATGATGATTTTTGTTGTTCTAGGCCAGACATGCCAGGTTTTCCAAAACCCCATGGCTTTGATAAACACTTTCATTGGTTTCCAAATTGGATGCCAGGCTTAGAGCCAGGGTATAGTGCTTTATATGTGCATCCTCTAAACCGTTTTGATTTACCGTTTACCACCATCTCTGGTATAATTGATAACGATAAGATGGATACTCCAGGTCTTATGCCATTCTTTTTAAAAGAAGGCTTTGAAGGATTGATTCCAAAAGGAACTCCTTTTGTACAAATTATTCCTTTTAAAAGAGAAGACTGGGAGTCCGAAGAAAAAATGTATTCTATAGAAGAAATATATGAAAGACATAACTATCAAGCAAATAAATTTAGAGTCCCAGAAGGCGGGGCTTATAAAAAAAAGGTTTGGTCAAGAAAGAGGTATGATTAATGAATATGAAGTCGTGGGATACAAGCGGTAATTTAGCAAATTTTAATGCAAAATCAATTACTCCGTCAGGATTTTTTGGTGATTCGGATAAAAATATTGTAGAAGTTGAAAACTTCATTACAGAAGAAGAAAATGAAATATATCTAAAGTTTGCAAGAAATAATTCTTCTTTTGATGATACCCCTACAGAGTTTAACGAAAATGGTAGTGTCATTTATGACGAAAGACCGTGGGTGAATAGGGTAGCTACAGGAGACAACTTGATGAAAAACGGTGCTCATGTTATACCAGTCTTGACAAAAATGGTAGAGCGTTTTCAAAAAATAATTGAAGAATTTTTTGAGGTAGAGGTTATCCCAACTGGACCAGCTATTGTAAGATGGCCAGTAAATGCAAGACAAGAGCCTCATGCCGATAAAGAATTACATGAAGGTCCAGATGCTGGAAAGCCAAACTCGTTTCCTTGGTATGATTTAGGAACTGTTTTTTATTTTAATGATGATTACGAGGGTGGAGAGCTATACTTTCCAAAGCAAGGTATTGAGTTTAAGCCAAAGGCGAGAGCAGCATATTTTTTCCCAGGCGACATGAACTACATCCACGGAGTTAGACCAATAACAAAAGGATGTAGATACACAGCACCATATTTTTGGACAATAACAAAGCTTCCAGAAAAATACAATGGGCCAAAGGAGTTCAAGTATGAGCCAAATAACTAAGCATAAAGAAGAGTGCTTTACTATAGAAAACTTTTTAACAGATCATGAATGCAAAGCAATTATTGCATATACAGAATGGCTAGTCGCAAACAATATATTAGAGTGGAATCAAATTTCATTTTATGACTCATATGCAATGGGGTTTTGGCCATATGATGATAATCTTGAATATTTTGGGTTGCCAAAAAACTATTTTCACGATGTTTTAAAATTAAAAATTAAAGATGCTTGTGAAAATGTTTTAGGGTTGGACGTTGCTGAGGTTAGCTATCATGCACAAAAATGGCTTCCTGGCGCATATGCGTCATTTCATTCAGACAATTCTGATGAAGATGGGAACCCTACAGAATTTGAGCGAAGCAAGTATGCTGCCTTTATATACCTTAATGATGATTTCTCTGGCGGTTATTTGAATTTTAAGCATCATGATGTACATATAGACCCTAAACCA